CAGTATTTGAAGCATTATTACTACTTACAGTCCATCCTGCTGCACTTCTACATAGTCCAACACGAGCATATGCTCCATAATTTGCCTCTGTAACTGTTCCAGCCTCACCATCTGCTGCTGCTGTTAATATACTTACCCACAAACAAGATGCTGTTGCTGAAGGCTGAAGTCCTGATGCATCACCAATATTTGCTAATGCTGTGTTTGTGAAGATGAGATTCAATAGTCCTGTCTCGAACGTATTTGTTGCTGACATATTTTTATATTATTAATTATATATAATTATTTTTCTTTTCTTTTAAATACGATGATTTCTTAAAAAAATTTATATCATAATATTTAAACTTTAAGTACTATATAAATCGTAGGATACACTATTTGCTGAACTGAAGCAAGCAGTACAAGCATTCATACCACTACCAAAACTATCACTATAATAATAATCTACAATCACTTGATTTCCATAAAAATCATAACCATAAACATTACTAAAATCTACATAATAGCATCCTGCTGAAACATTATCCCAACACCATCCAATATTACAACAAGTCATAAAATTACAATAGCATACAGCACTGCCAGTACAACAATTTAATGTTGCAGTACCAGACATACAACCACTACCAGTAATCCAATATGCTAAAACATCTACAGCAAATGTTGTTGCACCAGCATAACCATAAAATTCTAACATACTGTGTGGTGCTGACTTACCTGCAGTCGCACTTAATGTATTTAAGGAATATGGAACTGCTGTATTACTACCAGTAACCCCACAAGCAATACTACCACACGTTTGTGGTGCACTTATTAAACCCAGACTTCCACTACTCGGCATTGCCATAATTATATTCCGTATTTAAATAATTCTAATTCTCTTTTTAGTTCCTTAATTGCTTCCACTAACATAGGAACAAGTTTATCATATGTAATACCATACATTCCATCATCACCAGTACATACAACTTCTGGAACTACTTTTTGAACATCCTGTGCTATTAAACCAATTCTACAAACACCACAATCATCAGCACATAATTTATATTGAACACCACATAATCTATCGATTTTTGATAATGATGAATATATTGGAGTAATATCGGTTTTTAATCTACAATCTGAACTACCAATAAAATCTGTAGCAAATCCACAACCAGTAATACATACACCATTTGTCAAAGTGTGAATTTTTGCAGCATTATCATAATATAATCCAACACAACTATTTGCTACACCCCATATAAAATATTCTGTACCATTACGTAATATAATATTATTTCCAGCATTTGCTGTTATTGCCAATCCTGAAGATGCTACAATATCATTTGTTTTTACACAAGATGTTGCACAAACAATAGGCGATATTGCACAAGTTCCTGCACATACATAACCAGTTGTTTTTGCATCACCACAAACAAAAAGTGTTTCTGTCTGGCTACCAGCAGCCATATTACCAACCTGAACCTTACAAGCAGTTGCTGCTTTAATAATACCATATGCTGGTATATCACTCCAACTACCACCACCACTACTACTTGCTGTTCCTGCTATCCACGCACTACCATTATAACACAATACACATCCCGTCCCCGGACTCGAAGGACAAGTAATATAATTACTTGCAGGTGTTGCCCATACAAGTGCTGAACCATTACTTACCAGCGTACAACCAGCAGTGTGAGATGCAGGAGTATCGGTGAGACTTGTAAATGTGTGAGCGTGAGTGCTTACTGAATAATATGATGCTAACTGTCCGTTCAAACAAGTACTATTTGTAGCATTTGTTGCAGTACCTACTGTAACTGATGATGGAGTGACTGTTGATATTAATCCTGCTGTTCCTGTACATAATAAACATCCACCAGCAGTTCCAATATTTCCTGATGTGCTAATATTACCTATATAATTTGATGTTGTAATACAACCATTTGTTGTTGTTACTAAAAAATGTTGAGTTAATGTTCCGATGCATCCCCCATTCGTGATGCATCCGTGTGTGTGTGATGCTGGTGCTGACGGACTTCCCCACGATGCTGTTCCATCTGCTGATGATGTTAATATACATCCTGCTGCTGCTCCTGTTGTTATTTTTATTACAGGAGTAACAGTACAACAACATACATATAAATTATAACATATAGTTGCACAGCCACCAGTTCCAGCGTTAGTATACGTAGTAAAATTACCACAAGTAACAAAACTATTACCATACATTTCTGCTGCATTACCATTTACACAGTTTCTACCAATGAGTGCTCCACAATTTAATCTTGTACAACTCCAAAAATTGTTCTGGTCGTAATTAAATATAGCAATACTCGAACCCTTACCATCACCAATAGCAGTATTTCTATACATACTACAACCACCACTATAACCAATTCTATTTATCCAGAGTATTGATGCGTGTCCATCATAATTATCTTCCCACATATCCGCACCACTAATTTTTATTGATGAACATTTTCCATCGTAGTCAGCACAATTACTCTGGAACTCACCTGATGTTGCAATAATACATCCTTTTAAAAATACATTATCGGCATATAAACCGTAACCATTTAGTGTTCCTAAATCAGTATCGGTAATACCACTTAAATTTCCTAATCTTACTTTTGTTTTTCCTGCGAATGTTGAACCTGTAACCCCAGCCAACATATCTATATACGGATTGCAAGAATCAGATGCTGTAATATATATTAAATTTTGTCTGTCAGTATCACAACAACTACCAACCTGAACAAGTTCCATTTTTGCCCAAGGTGTTCCACTTACTGTTGTTGTTCCTATATATGCTGAACCTAATGTTGCACTGTGAGTAACACCTATAACCCTTCCATAATATGAACAAATACCTCTACCTGTCCAGTTCTGTGCTCTCACCCAATCTCCAACTTGAAACTGAATCTGTTTGTTAGTGCCGTCCTCATCAAAGTATATATTTGTTCCGTTAATACAATATGCTTCGCCATTTGCTACACTAACCATTATACCACCATTGACGCTATTAATTTTATTAATATCCAACTCATAAGCAGTTAATGCTCTTCTTACAACTAAATTATCTACAGTTAAATCATATGTTGAACCTGCATTATTATCTAATTTCCATCCTGAACCTGCAAAGCCACTTGTAAATGCTGCAGTACCAGCATCACAAGCAATAGTCATATTTGTTGCACATACAAGTGGTGAACATACACAAGTCGAACCAATTATAATCGGTGAACATACACAAGTGCTACCTTTCACTACTGGTGTTATTGAACAGGTGCTTGCACAGGCAACAGGAGTAACTGAACAAGTTGTTGCACAGGCAACAGGAGTAACTGAACAAGTTGTTGCACATACTATAGGACTTTTTAAACAAGTAGTACCACAAACAATAGGAGCACATAGTGTTCCAGTAAATGTCGGATTATTAATAGTTGCATATTGGGGATGTAAATGTGAACCACAAGCCACTTGTGTGCTACCAGTTCCGAATATTGCACATATAGTTCCGCCTGAAGTAATACATATACTTGAACTACCAGTATAATTACCACACACTACAGTTCCACCACCAATTACTGAATTTGCTACACCACCACCACCGCTACTACCAAGTATTACTGATGATGTTTGTCCATCCCTTCTTACAGGGAATAATGTTTTTTGTGTTATTGTTATTGCCATAATTATAAACTTTCTCTTGTGCTTGTAATTTCTATCATATCACATTCCATATATTCGTCAGCATCATTATATGATAAATTATTTATATAAAATGCTTTAGTGCTTAAATATGTACTGTCTTTGATTAATTTATGTCGAGTATCCAATAAATTTGTTCTTACATCTAATCTTCCAGTTAATTTATATCTCGGACTATTATATTCGCTAATATAATTTTGTGCTACTAATTTTGCTGTATCATAATATGTACTACTACCACTACGTGCTAATCCTGTAATATTTGTTCCTGCTATTACTTGTGCTTGTGTTGCAAATGCTGCTTTTGATGCTCCATAGTTTCCAATACCATTTTTTAATGTAATATTTAATGTGCTTTTTTTGAGATTATCATTATTATATAATTTTGCGTTAAACAATATTGTATCATTACCTATTGGAATATTATTGGTTTTTACTGCTTCTATTTCTACATCTTTTATTAATACATTTTTTATTGATGTTTCTGCTGCATATGGCGTGACACTTAATAAATCTAAATCACGTGCAATAATTATTGTACAATCACCACTTATTAAATCTTCGGCTGCTGATTGTCCCATATCTACTGTAACATATGCATTTGTCCATCTATCTTGTATTTCACTATCATCAATTTCTAATAAATCGTAGTGTTTCCATAACCACCAACCATCTTTTACATATTTCTGTAAATGCTGAGTATCTGGTTCTCTTACTATTAATGTAACAGTATTACCCGAATTTGTGTTCCAAGTATTACCACCATCATAATATTGATTCCCAACTTTAAATCTTATTGGTATTTGTATTTCATTTACTGTTTTTGATGCATTATCACTCCATAAATTACTATCGTGCTTAGTATTTACATAAACTTCCATACTAACATTAATTCTTAAACTCTCATCCTGCTTAATGTTGCTAAATGGAAAAGTATAACTAAAATATCCAGCATCACCAACATCTTGCTTAATATAATAATCTATTTCACCCTCTGATGTCGTACTACCTGTTTGTACTTTCTGTATTGCCTCAAATCTATTTGCTATTGCTCCAAACCCAAATGTATCCCAATTATGCATAGTCGTTGATGTCCACCTATTGACATAATATCCAGTATAATCTGCTACAATTTTTATTGCGCCTAATGATGCATTATCTATTTCAGTACCATTTGAATTTTTATATGTTCCGCCAAAATCATATTTTGAATCAGTAAAATTATACGGTTCATATTTTATATCCAGTTCATTGAAAGGCTGAACAATATCTAAATGTACACCAGTCTCATACCAGTCGATATCATTATTACTAATATCCAAATATCCACCAAGTGCGCTTTCTGTCTCATATGCTCCATATATGGGTGCTGTATTAAATATCATTCCATATCCTGTTTGATCTAAATTTATCGGGTCGATAAAATATATTGTATCACCTTGAAAAGTCATTGTTAATCCAAGTGGTTGCAGAATAGTATCCAATACCTCTCTGCAGTTCATAGGAACACCTTCTTCATCATAATAATTTTCCTCATTTATCCATAAATAAAGGAAAAAATTTGTACAATAATCTGCGATTTTTAAATCGGAGTTCATTCTCATATAAGTGAAGGTTATTCCTAATTTTGAAAAAATATTGTCGAGTACAGTATATAAGTAATCGAACCCCGTATATGAATCACCATCTGCACTTACTTTATATGGAATATTTTCCAATAGTGACATTCCATCATTTGCTATAATCGATATTGGTGTTAATTGTGATGTGCTATAATCTTCACCATATACACAAGCGGAGACAAAACCTTGCCATATTAAATTTACACCAGTTGCTCCATTGTAAATTTTTATAACATATTTCTGGGGGTTCGTGGTAAATAATTCTGTTAATGTTAATGGTGTTCCTAATATATTTATCACTGCTCCGCTTCCACGAGTCGGCTGATAAATGTTTTCAATATCACCATCATATTTAATTGTGAGAACATCCTTATCACCAGTTAATGTAGTAACACTGCCAGCATAACCATCTTCCAATATATCGATAGTAGTCGTTGAACCAGAACGTCTTTTATAACTTAATGTATATTTTCTACCATATGCCATTACCTGTAACTATTTACTTTTCTATTATAATTATTTAATACACCAACAAGCGTATCACCTTGAATACGGAACGTAACTTCTCCACCACCAACGCCACCGATTAAATTTCTTAATTTATCCAATGGTGCTATTACTTCTGGGTTATTACGTGCTGAAGGATATTCGCCAACATTTACAAGACTGTTGCCATATACAATACCACCAGCAGCCATAGGCTTTGGCTTTACAAATGCTGCCCATAATCCTGCCAATGCTGCCAAACCTGCTACTGCAGTGAATATTCCAACTAAACCTTTTGATGCTTCTTTTGATATCATTTGTGCTGCTGCCAATGCTCCCAATATTGATATTGCTGACATTGCTGTTTGCTGAATAATACCCATTGCTTCTGCAAATGATATCTTACCATCCTCACTGGCTTGCTGTATAACTTCTCCAAGGGACACAAACGCATTCGCTATACCATCAGTAACAATACCTATTTTATCCCAAGCATCCTGCCACGACTCTACAAATACTTCTGCAGGTTTTCTTACTGCGAGTGTTAATTTATCTATTACTGGTGCTACAGTAGGTATTGCTATTTGTGCTGTTGCTGCTTGTGCTATTGGAGTGTTCGCTTTTTTCGCATTTATAAGTTCCTGTGCTGCGAGTTGCTTTTCTTTTTCAGCAGTAATTTTATTTTCCGCTTTTTCTTCCTGTGCTAATAATTTTGTTGTTTCAGCGATTGCTCCATTATACTGAACCTGCGCATCACTAACATCTTTTGCTTGTTTGTTAATTACACCAAATAATTTTACCCATACATCGGCTTCTCCTGTAGTATTGACTGTGCTAAATTCCGATAATATATTTACAATTTCTGCTAAATCTTCTTTTGGAACATTCTTAATAAAATCATAATTACCGAATCCCGCTAAATTTGCACGTACTAATTTTCCAGCATTTTCTACGGATTTTGAAAATGATGAACCTGCTATTTGATATGTTTTTACAGTCTTATTGAATAAATCTTCAATTTGCTTTACAGTTTCTGCAGTAACATCATTATAACCTTCTTCAGTAATCTTATCATATATTTCATATAATTTCTTACCTTCTTCGATAGTCATTTTCTGTCTACCTTCCCACGACATTTTTTCAATATCATAAGTATCCTGAATCAGTTCCTTCCTTCTGTTGAATACTTTTAATTCCAGTTCCTTAATCTTTTCAGCAGCATCTGCTCTTACTGATATTTCGAGAGTCTTGTTTTTGGCGATTTCTCTTAATGCTTCCGCTTCCTGTTCCCAACCAAGTGTTAAATAATCAGAATACGCTGTTCTATCTTTTAGATCATCCATAAGTTCAGCGAATTCTTTTCCACGTTTATATGCATCCTTTAGGTTCTCAATTAAACCTGAAAAATCCATCGTTCCTAATGCTCTCTGGAACTCGAATAGTGCTTCCTTGCCACCACCCATTACTGCTTCGAAGTCATCACCTGCGCCTTCTACTGCGTTAATACTTGATTTTAATAAACCAAGTGCACTTGTAACACCTATTACTGGTGCTAAAAATGAACCCATACCTTTAATTACATTCTGGAATCCTTGTGTGCTTCTTTTGGCTCTGTCAATACCCTGCTCGAAGCCAAGCGTCTGCATTGATAGTGTTGTTAATAAATCGAATCTTGCCATATAAACATTTTTATATAAATACGCTAATACTATTAAATAAAAAAAAGGGTAATTACTTACCCTTCTTAATTGCTTCTGCCCATTGAAGCATTGTTTTTCTTGCTTCCTCTACCTCTTCTTTTGTTATTACTTTTTCTTCATCCTTTTCATCCCATTCGAATTTAATTAATTCTTTTGGTGATTTTATTTTTGAACCAGCAGTTAATGCTCGTATATATGCACTAAATCTTGCCAATTCCCAACGTTCCTTGTATTGTTCATAAGTACCTTCGAGTATTGCTTCTACCTCTGTAACACTCATTTTATCTAAAAAATAATCGGGAGCAATACCTGCCTTTCCAACTATTTCTTTGTAAATGTTAATTACTTTTAATGGTTTCCCTACTTTTTTTTTGCTGGCTTTTCTTTTACTTCTGTTGCACTCTCCACAAGGTATTCGTTGAACTTATCCATTGCATCTGGCTGCGCATCTATCATATCCACGAACTCAGGAAAGGTAAATGTAATTGTATTATTTGCTTGTACTATACAATAAAATAGCATCATTAAATCTCTTAATGACTGTTTCATTTCACTAACACTTTTGCCTGACTGTTCTTCGAATAATAATAAACTTCTGTACGTTTTTTTCACAAGGTATTTATTACCTAAAATTTCCATTTGAACTTCTTTTACCATAATTATATTTTATTATAAATACGGTGAATACATAAAAAAACAAAAAAGGTGATTGCGACATCACCTTTTTATTATAAGTAACAGAATAAAAATTTTTAACAAATACTCAAAGTACCTGTTCCTTCCAATGCTACACTATATGTTGCAGTCTCACCATTTGTAGCGTTCATATCGAGAGATGTGATTATTGCACATCCTACAAATCTTTTTACACCTGTATTTACAGTCCAACTCGGACTCGTGCCTGATGCTGAAGCAAATGCCACATCCACAGGACATCTTAATACAAAGTAATTATATAGTTCATCAGTGCTTAATGTTGAACCTGTTGAAGCGAAGTTCATAAGGTTTTCACTTGACATACTCCAATCGAATCTACCTGCACATTTTTCAGTCCAATTGGCAGAATCTTTTGATGTTATTTCACGTGTTGATAAATTTACTGTTAATTTGCTTGAAGTAGCGAATGCGAGAGCACATAAGGTTGCTCCACTGTTCATAAAAAGCATCGCTGTTCCACCGTATACAAGACAAGTATTATTTGGCATCTTATTTATATTTTAAATTGTACAATTATTATTTTTATTAAATACGCTTTTTTTTAATAGTTTTTCATTACGTACACCAACTTTTGTAAAAATGCTTCTTCCTGATATCCTTCATCACAAGACACTAACCTACAGTCGAGAATATTAATTCCTGCCTGTGTTCCAGTATAATTGCATAGTATATTATTAATTAATGTTGCTATTTGTACGGATAAATTATATGTTGATGCTAATACCGTTATTTCTACTGTACTATCATTCGGAGCATTATAATCATTTGTATAATTTGTCACGAAGTATTTTTCAATTACCACTGCTGGCATTTCCACATTCTGTGGTATTATAAGCGGATAAATCTTATTACCAATTATGGCAGTTAATCCTGAATTTCCTGCCAATAATGTATATATTGCGTTAGTTAAATTTATACTCATCTTTATCTATTTTTTTATGACATTCGACACATAGTGCCTGTAAATTATTTATATTAAATCCTAATTGTTGTTTTTGTTCTTTTGTTCTTCCTTGACTTATTGGTATTTTATGATGAACTTCTTCCGCTAATGTTATTCTTCCTTCTTTTTCACATTTATTACATAAAGGATTTTCTGCTAAAAATATTAATCTTAATTTACGCCAAGCATCTGTATTATAAACATATCGGTGATTATCATTATTAATTTTTGATGATATTCTTCTTTTTGTTTCTTTATATTTTAAATTAATTTTTGGCATTATAACCTATATTTTTTATTATATTTTGCTACAGTCTTTTCCATTTCTTTTGTTATTGCTTCGCTAACTTTTTCTTGTGCTCTGTCTTTAAAATAATCTACAGCATCAGTAAAAAAATTTGTTTTTTCAATTCTTCCAGTCTTGTGTGGTACACCATTTTTTGATATGTATTCTCTATCTTCTGTTCCAGTATTGATAAATCTATATTTATAACCCTCACGATGTTTCATACCTGCTATAACCCCTGCCCTGCTTTTCATTTCTCGTACCGAGAATGACGAATTAAAATCCCTGTAATTTGTTAAACTTTTATTCTTTTTTACACCTTTAAAATTTCTTTTGGCTTGCGTAGTAATTTGACGTGCAGCATTTTTTAATCCAGTATTAATAATTTTATCCTGAACCTTTGGAACTAAATCTCTAAACAGTTCATATAGTTCCCTGTTATTAATTATCGTAAATTTTATATTGTCTGCCATTACTCGTTAATTTTTTCTGCAATAATTTCTAACCCTTCACGATATCCAATCTCACCAATCATTAAAATTTTGTACATATTTCCATTATATTCTATCCTGTCAGTATCTACAACATCACGATAGTGACAAGTAAATGTTATTGTATACGCATTGAATATTTCATCATTATGCACACCCTTATTTCCGCCTTTGGTATTTACTTTTGCTTTTAGGCTGTATTTTGTAGTCCAAGTCTCCACCACTGAACCATTATTGGAATCTCGTGATGTTGTTAATTCTTTTACTATTATATCGTATCTTAAATCACCTATAATCATTGTCGTAATTTTTAATTTACAATAAATTCCTTCATCGGGTCTAACATAAACTTAAATGTGAGCGGAATTTCATATGGCTGTCCATATGCTATTGGCTGACGAGTAACATATAAATGTGCTGCATATAATAATACACCTTGTTTGTATGTAGTATTACCAGTCACGCCTGATGTTGAACCTGTATAATAATTTAAATAATCATTTACAACCTTTTCTGCTACATTTAAATAATGCTGTAATATTATATCCTCTGACGTATAGTCGAGTTCAATATGTAATTGTCGCTTTAAATCTTGTATAGTAGTCATATCCATATTTTATTATAAATACGCTATAAAATAAAAAAGCATCAGAATGTCCTGATGCTTTTTTTTTGGAATATTATATTGATAATTAAGTTAAATTACCATAAGCAAATGATGCTGTACGTCTTTTTGCAAAGTCCCAGTAACTATTTACAACTAAGCGAACTACGCCCAAGTGAGCCTGAGTATAAGGGTCTACAGTGATGTCAACTGCGCCCCAATTTCCAATGAGAAAATCAGCGAAGTTTCCGAATACCATTTTACCTAATGCTACAGCACTTGAAGCATATACAGGATATCCGTTTGAACTGTTTGCATCAATTACGAACAAACCTGAACCAGCGTCTTTTGCAGTTGTCTTACCAACACCACGAAGTGTAGGAGTTGTAATATAAGCCAATTTACCAGTTAATGCGTTTGCAGTATTTACAGCAGACTCCAATGCTACGATTTTTGCCCACGATGTTGCACCTGTTGAAGTATAAGTAACACCGTTAAAAATACCAGCAGGACGACTTGAACCAGCAGAAGTTGCATCAAATATGCTTGACTCTAATCTTGCAAGAATACTTGCAGTTAAATCTTGCATAAGTAAATTTTCAGCACCAGTTGTATCTTGATTCAAGAACATTTTTGATATGTCGAGAATAGTAGTAATACGTTTTGCACTCATTATGATTTCAGTAAATGCACCTGCACCATCAGTAGCAGTTGCGTTTTCAGTTGCTGCCCAAACACTTGAAGTACCTGCATATACTGGAATACTAACTGTTCCTTTAAGTCCGTTAAGTAGAGTAGCACCTGCTTTTACAGCCACTAACTCTTCACGCAATGCACCAATTAAATCTAATTTTATGTCAGCGATTGCATATTCGCCCTCACCAGCAGTTGTTGCGTTAACGATAGCACGTGTCTCATAAGGCAATATAATTTGTCCACGAGTTGCTAAACCAGCGTTAATCATTTCATTTTTGCCTTGCTCATTCATTGCAAGAGTAGCATCAGATGTACCACGTCCTTCAACGTAATCCCTAATACTTTTTATAAGTGAAAATCTATTTTCCATTTTATTTATTTTAATAGTACTATTATTATTTTTTAAATTAATTTTTCTTTTTTCATCAATTTGTTTGTCAATACCATCAATTTCATTTTTTATAGTATTGAACTGTTCATTTTCTGATGTGAACAACTCACGCTTTTCATCCTTACCTTTAGTAAGAATACCTTCTAACTCAGAGAGTTTTTGTTTGCGTGCTTCTATAAGTTCATTTAAGTCCATATATATTTTTTATTAAATACGCTTTTTTTTAATTATTTTTTTAATGTCGATAATATATCTTCATATTTTTTATAATAATTTATAATCTTCTCATTTACTTCTTCGAACTTCTGCTTGACTTGCTCTTCAATTTCTTTTACTTCTTGTTCTCTTTGTACTTGCTGTAATTTTGCTTCTTCGGCTGCTTTAAGTTCATCGAGTCCTCTTGTATTACAAGATGTTTCTGAATATGCAGGAGTAATTACTATTGAAAAATCTGCTACCTTATCGAACTTATTAATTGTTCTTAAATATGTTCCATCAAATCTTTGCTCCCAATTCTCTGAACCATCATCAGGACTAACTCTAAATGCGAATGAACAAGCATTTAAATCACCATCATTAATGCTGTCAATTATCCACATATCTTTCTTCTTTGCTTTAAATTCGAAGTTCACGCCACGTTCATCAACACTAAATTTTAAACTATTGCGAGTATTCTTTGGTGAATATCTTGCAAGAATACTATCATCACCGTGTTGATATTTCATAACAATATCTTGTGTTTTTAAAAAATCTTCAGTTGCTGCTGATGGCATAATCTTTTCACGGAATTCTCCACCTAACAATTCTGATTCACTGTTAAACACGATTGCAGTACCAGTAATAATACCAGTATCCGAATTTGCTCTGAGTTCTGTTGCATATCTTAATTCTAAATTTTCCATATTATTTTGCTTTATTGTCTAAATTATTTTTATCGCTTGTAACTACCAATGCATCAACTGGCTGTAAATTTGTTTGTATGAAACATTTTCCACCACCAGTAACAGGGAACTGTGCGTTTACTTTTTCTCTTACCTCATTTACACTGAAGCCACCAATATTGAACAATTTTGTTAAATAGTCTGCTCTTGTATTGGCATCTGTACGTAGTAAATTTTCTACATCGAATTTTAAATCACTGTAGTCCCACATACTCTGTAAATACAACTTACGAAACATTTCATTTTCTATTTTTTCTAACACTGGTAATAATGCGTTATTTAAATAGTCCAACTGTTGTTGTTCGTTTGTGCTGTACTTATTGTTCTGGTCGAACAATAATGATGGCGGAACTCCGAAAAACCTTGCCACATCAATTACACTAAACGCTTTTGCTTCCAACATCTGACTTTCCTTCGGACTTATTGATATTGGTGAATAATCTAATGCTGAATCCAACACAACTATCGAACCACTCTTACCACCTAATTCCGAACTTAATGCAGTAATAAAATCTGATTTTGCTTTTACTGCTTTTTCTTTTGACATATTTACGCCAACTGATGGCTTTAATATACCTGATAAATTTGCGCCTGACTGCCAAAAATTCTTTGCGTGATTATCCTGTTCATAATAAATATTTAATGTTGTAGCAGCATATGATAATGTTGATATGCCATTTAATCCATCCTGACTATAATTTAATATATGTATAATCTGGCTTTTGTCATAAACCTTTTCTGTTGCTATACTTCTATATTTTATATCACCATTTACTGCTATTATTTGAATATCATCACTGCTCAATAATGTTAATGATAATACCTTGCCGTTTTTATCTTTGTCAATACTAATAAATGCATTCCCATTAAGTAACATATTTAATACAATCATTTTCTTAAATGTAAATGATGACATAAACATATTGGGTTGCACATTTAAAATATTATATAACGAATTGCTATAATCTATATACTTCCAATTTCCCTCATATTTATATGGTAATAATGGAAGAGATGCTACTGAACTTGATATTAAATCTGTAGCACGATACACAGCACTCAATTTAAGTGCTTTTGCAGTAGTATACGTGTTATTATTCCAGAATGATAACGTTCCCAATACAGGGTTCGTCCACTCATCATATGAATCATAACTTCTTTTTTCCTTTTGCTTGCTTGTAAAAAATCTTGTAAAAATGTTTGCCATAATATTTTCTCATAAATACGCTTTATTTTAATAAACATTAAAAGAATATCTCGGACTATCCAAATACGCACCTAACGTATTGAGCATTGCAGCCACGCCATCTATCTTTTTATTCCTGCTACTCTTATCTATACTTAAATTTCCCATATGATTCTGCTTAATAATTACATTATCTATACACCATTTTGTTAATATATTTTTCTGCAGAACAATATTTCCCGATAATAATAATCTCTGGAATTCCTTTATTGGCTTGTTCAATGAACCTGCAGTCTGACTGTACGGCTGTAATATTAAATCTGCTGCTGTCGCATTTATTGCGAATTGCGTACTGTTCCATCTATCATATGATACTAATTGTATTGAGTGCCTTTGGTTCACCTTAATTATATCTTCCAATATTCTATCATAATCCGCTACGTTCCCGCTTGTAATATGTAAATATCCATTCGCTGCTGCATTACGGAACATATCCTTATTAATATTGGTATTGACTGAATCTTCAGGCACGTAATATTCTACAAAAAAATATAACTTATCATCCAGTTGTATCATATAATTTACAGCAGTTAAGTCACTTACCGAACTTAAATCCACGCCAACCCAACAATCTACATCATAAAATTTTTCATCATCCATTGTTATTTTTTGCATACTATCTACGACATACTTTTCTGGAATCCATTCTTCCTCTGTATTGTTTTTCAACCATACGTTCATATTCTTCACAAGAATACCATTACGTTCAGCGTCACTATTTACAGCACGGTTCACCTGACTCTCTAAATAATCGCAGTATATGCTTACATCAATATTGGGGTTCGCTTTAATCCAATTGTTTTTATCCTCATAACTATCACCATCATCCAACGTATATATAATTCCGAATAGCGAATTATCCTCAATTATATCCTGTAATACATCCGCTACATATGTACGCATTTGATAACAGAATGACTCAGTATTGTAACCTGCTGTTGTTATTGCAATACAGAGCGGAGAACGTCTGCTACCTTGTGATGTTTGTATAACATTATACATCTTATTGTCTGGTGCTTGTGCTAACTCGTCTATTACCGCAAATGAGATGTTCAAACCATCGAGTCTGCTGGCTTCCGATGCTGTAACAATTAAATTGTTTTCTTTGTATTTTAAGGAATTGTAATAATGCTTTATGCGCTTCTGCTTCTTATCCAACTGCGAAGCGAACTGCTTACACTTTTTGAAGTCAGTGTTCTTTGCCTGTTCACGACTATTGGCTGACACTACAACCTCTGCATCAGCATCAAATATTAAATGATAAATCGCTAACCCATTAATTAAAAAGGACTTACCTTGTTTTCGAGCCAACTCTAAGTACGCATTCTTGTACTTGCGATTATCGCTTGACTTAATATATATACCATAAATATTACATACAATAAACGTTTGCCAAGGCTGTAGTATAAAATGTTCCTTACTGCTCTGCTCCGTTAAATATAGCGTGTTCAGGAATGCTATAACAGTATTGACTTCTGGTTCATTGAAGTAATATCTATCGTCAGCCAAATCATTTAAATATCGCTGTGCTGCTAACTTTACATACTTACACGCTACGATACTACCATTGATAACTCTGTTTGCATATTCGTCTGCGATTTCCTTATTTGACATTACCTTGTTTCTATATCCTTCTTATTTTGGAATCCTATCGGGTTCACTGCCTTCTGTTTTTTTACTGCTTTCTCCATTGCACTAAATGCATCATCATCCTCATCTACCTCATTTAATTTCTGGTTCAATTTTTTTACACCTTCAATTTGTTTTATAATCTGATTATTTAATTGATAGAGCAAATACTGGTTCACCTTCTCACCACTATTATATTCTTCCACAAGTCCATTATATAATACAACATTATTTAAAATTAATTCTGCTGTACTGTCATCGGCATTGATATCTTGTAGCAGTTTCTTGACTTTTGTTATCGTAATCCTTTTCATAATTTTTTATAATTTTTTATAATACCACCCCCAAAGAGAACATTTTTTACGTGCCTT